TGCCGCAAGAACCACGCGAGCTAGACGAGTCCTACGACAACCGCCTAGCCCGTAGCGTCTGCCCGCCGTATTACATCCGCTTAGAGCGCATGCTGGCCGGCATGCTGACCCGCAAGCCTGTCAGGCTGGATGACACCGCTGACATCATTCGCGAGCAACTATTCGACGTAGACCTGCAAGGCAATGACCTCAACGTCTGGACCTATGAAGCCGCCCGCAAAATGGTCCGTTATGGCCACGTTGGCACATTGGTGGATGCACCTGCTAATGGGGGTCGACCCTACTGGGTGACATACACGCCCCGGCAGATCCTTGGCTGGCGCACCGAGACGCAAGAAGGCCGGCAGGTATTGACCCAGTTGCGGCTATCTGAAGTCGTCACAGTGCCTGATGGCGAGTTTGGCGAAAAGGCAGTCGAGCAGGTGCGCGTCCTAACGCCTGGTGAGTACCGCATCCATCGCAAAGCTGACAGCGGCGAGTTCACCGTCGTCGATGAAGGCCGCACCAGCCTTAGCGAGATCCCGTTCAGCATCGCCTACGCGCAGCGTCATGGCTTTATGGAGTCACGCCCGCCGCTTGAGGACATCGCAGAGCTGAACCTCAAGACCTATCAAGTGCAGTCGGACCTCGACAATCAACTGCACATCTCAGCAGTGCCGATGCTGGCGTTTTACGGGTTCCCGTCAGCAGCTGAAGAGGTATCAGCTGGACCTGGTGAGGCGATCGCATTCCCTGCCGAAGGCCGCGCCGAGTACATCGAACCAGCAGGCCGTAGCTTTGAGGCGCAGTTTCGCCGGCTTGAGCAGCTTGCGCTGCAGATCAACGAGCTAGGGCTGTCTGCAGTGCTAGGCCAGAAGCTGAGCGCTGAGACCGCCGAGGCGAAGCGCATTGACCGCAGTCAAGGCGATAGCACCATGATGGTGATCGCGCAAAATATGCAGGACATGATCGACAACTGCCTGCAGTTTCACGCGCAGTATCTCGGCAATGCCACCGCTGCTGGCAGCAGCTACGTCAACCGTGATTTTCTCGGCGCACGCCTTGAGCCGCAGGACATCACCGCTCTGCTGTCGCTGTACACCGCTGGCACAATCAGTCAGGAGACCCTGCTGCGTGAGCTGGCTGAAGGCGATGTGCTGGGCGATAACTTTGATGTAGACGAGGAGCTGGAGGCCACATCTAATGCGGGGCTTGATCTACCGTCTGCTGGACAAGCTGACAGACTGGCTAGTGGACCTGATGATATGGATGGAGCCGAAGAAGCCCAGGAAGCAGGAGCTTGATTACACCGTTTGCGACCTGCCTGATGAGGTGCTAGCCGTCATCCGGCTGACATGGTACAAAGACGGCAAAGCCGATGAAGTGGACGAGCTGCGCATCATGGAAGACGGCCAGAACGGTTACGACGCCTTCGCTGCTGCAGTGCAGGGTGCATTAACCCGTGGCGCCAATGTAAGCATCAGGTCGCAGTATCGCCCTGAGCAACTTGGTGTGATCTAATGGCCACACCAGAAGCTCTATACCGCAATGCCATTGACCTGAACAGGTTCAGCAATAGCGTTGCGCGGCGCATCGTCAATGCCTACAACGACATCATCATTGATGCAGTCAATCAACTGCGGACCATTGATGAGCTAGCAGCACCGGTCAAAGCTGCCAGGCTGCGGGCGATCTTGGCGCAGCTAAAGGACAGCCTCAGCACCTGGGCAGGTGATGCAACGGAGATCACAGCAACCGAGCTGCAGGGCATCGCGCAGTTGCAATCTGAGTTTGTGACTGATCAACTGCGGCGTGCATTGCCTGCTGGCGCTCGTGATGCAGTGCGCACCGTTGAGATCAGCCCGCAGTTTGCGCAGTCGGTGGTCACGACCGACCCGACGCAACTCAATGTGGTGGCGCTGAGCGATGACCTGTTTGCTGCAGTGCAAGGCGCACCAGCTACGTTCAGCCTGACCGCTGCGCAGGGTGCCACCATCACACTGCCCAATGGCGAGGTAGTCACCAAGGCGTTCAGGGGCATCGCCGTCGATCAGGCTGAACGGTTCTCGCAGGTGGTGCGGCAAGGGCTGCTGACCGGCGAGCCGACGCCTGCTATTGCTAAGCGGCTGATCGGCAGCCTGCAGTTTGGCGAGGAAGCAAAGACCGTCAAGCAACTCATTGCTGCAGGTGGGCAGGCAACAGCAGTAGCCGACAACCAAGTCATCGCCCTCGTTCGCACCAGCATCAACCAAGTGGCCAATACCGCCAGCCAGCAGGTCTACGAGGCAAACCAGGACATCACACCGCGCTATCGGTACGTCGCCACGCTCGACACCCGCACCAGCGCGATCTGCCGGGCGCTTGATGGCCGTGAGTTTGAATACGGTAAAGGACCGACACCGCCGCAGCACTTCAACTGCCGCAGCACCACCGTGCCGGTCATTGACTACAAAGCGCTTGGCTTCACGCCACCGCCAGCAGGCACCCGCGCCAGTGCCGATGGGCAGGTGCCGGTCAACGAGTCCTACGGCCAGTGGCTTGCCAAGCAGCCGCTGCCGGTCAAGGCAAAGGCACTCGGTGCCAACAAGGTTGCCTATTTCGACAAGCTGTCGGCCAAGTACGGACCCAAGGACGCCATCGCCAAACTGGTCCGTGACGATGGGTCAGAGCTAACCTTGGATCAGTTGCGGGCTCGATACGGTGCCGTTAAAGAAAGGTAGCTCACAAAAGACCATCTCAGCCAACATCAAAGCTGAGATGAAGGCCGGCAAGCCGCAAAAGCAAGCCGTCGCCATCGCACTGTCCAAAGCCGGCAAAGCCCGTAAACCCAAAGGTAAAAAGTAATGCCTAAGTACACCGGACCAGCCAAGCCTCAAAAGCCCATGCCCAAGAAAAACGGCAAGAAGAAATGAAACGCGGCGATCGGGTTAGCTGGAACTACCAAGGTACGCGCACCTTTGGCGTGATCACCAGCATTGGCGGTGAGCGGGCGACCATACCCACGCAGGGCGGCGGTAGCGTCACCCGCGTCGGCAGCATGGACGATCCGATCGTGCGGATCAAGTCTGAGTCAACCGGCAACGCGGTCATCAAAAAGCGGTCAGAGCTGAAACCTGCACCACGGCGATGATCACCTATCGCGGCGAGCAGTTCGAGGGTTACAACAAACCCAAACGGACACCGAACCACCCGACCAAATCGCATGCGGTACTCGCCAAAGAAGGTGAGACCGTCAAGTTGATCCGGTTTGGTCAGCAGGGCGTATCTGGCTCGCCACCACGAAAAGGAGAATCAGCAGCAGCCAAAGCCAGAAGGGCATCGTTCAAGGCGCGTCATTCTGACAATATTGCTCGCGGGAAGATGTCCCCAGCATTCTGGGCGGACAAGGTGAAGTGGTAGCCGCTTCCTGCTGGTGAATCCAGTCCTTTAGCTCAGTGATGTACTGCCGCAGGCCTTGCGCTTTGGCTGCATGCCACCCGTTGCCGGTGCTGCGGTACAAATGCTCATGACGATCGACTGCATTAAGGCACTGCTTGATTAGCGGATTCCAAGGCTCACGGACTGGCGTGTCCCATTCACGCTTTGACACGATCACCACGCGCCATTACGATGGCAGCGTAATTAAGCCTGCGGCTTATCCATGTCCGATGAAACACAAACCCAGGAGCCTGCGGCTACCGGGGGTGACAATAATGAAGCGCTGCAACGCAGTGTGGAGGCACTTGAGCGCAAAAATAAAGAACTGATTGCTGAATTGCGCGCTGCCAAAAAGGCGCCAGCGTTGCCTGATGGGGTTGATGTCAATGAGCTATTGGAGTTCAAACGCAACCACGAGCAACAGCAGCTTGAGTCGCAAGGTAAGTATCAAGAGGCGCGACAGGCTCTAGAGCAGCAGTTCCGTGAGGCGACGACGGAAAAGGACCAGCGCATTGCCACACTGGAAAGCCGCGTGCGCGAGCTGGAGCTGGTCACGCCAGCAGTGACGGCATTGGCCGATATCGTGCATGATCCCGACCTGGTGCTCAAGACCAAGCTGACCGCTGATCAGATCGAGCGCGACCCTGACGGCACCGTGGTAGTGGTTGATGGCTATCAGCGCACACCCGTCAGCGAGTGGGCTAAGACCCTGCCGGCATGGATGCAAAAGCAACCTAAGCCCCAAGGCAGTGGCGCACCGTCATCCGGCGCCAGCACTGGCGGCATCCCGGCAGGCATGGCAAACCCATTCAGCCGTGACAGCTTTAATCTGACCGAACAGGCGCGTCTGTTCCGCACAGATCGCGACTTGTATGAAAGACTGAAAGCAACAGCCAACCGTTAAGCTATTGCCAACCGGCTGCGCTGGTGCTTTGGGCTGCGCCCACACCGTAAACCATTCCCCCGAGATGAATCATGGCGACTCTTCGCTCTGACATCATCATCCCAGAGGTTTTTACGCC